ATCCATCACAATGTCATCAACATATCGGCCTCCGACCGTATCACTTCCAAACTTCCTAAGTAGTTCGGCGGCTTCGTCTGCATTTGAGGCTGGAAACTTCTCGCCAGCTTTATTAATAAAAATCAGCTTGCCATTTTCTGCGTCTACAAATTGGAGCCTTTTCATTGGGTTTTGGATGACCTCAAGAGGCGGTAAGTCCACACCGTCATATGATGCGAGTTTCTTTGCTTTTTTGTAGGCCTGCGCAAATCCATCATTACCAGCAAATTCGGCAATCTTGTCGATTGCTATAGTCCGGTCGGCACCATCGGCTTGGAAGGCTTTTTTGTAATCACCAACCGCATTATCTGACTGCCGTTTAATGATCTCCTCAGTTGCCTGAGTTGCGGATTTGCCAGATGCGAGGTTGCCCATGACATCATCAGCGATCTCAAAGCCTGACTTTGCCTGACGTGTGTCGAGGGCTTCTTCCGCCAGCGTCCTTGCCTTGCCAGAAACGGCAGTTGCGCCCTGCGCCAATCCTCTCACGCTCTCGCCGCCCACATCAGCAATCATTGTGTCGCTCACACCATCACGCTGTGCCTGCTTTAAACGAGCCAAAGCCTGTGTTGGGGACATTCCTTCTTGTTGCATTTTTTGCAGTATCTTTAGGTCTGCCGCACGTTGTGTTCCAGCCTCACCCAAAGTGTCTGTTGCGGCTCTCAAACGGTTCACACCGCCTTTGATGGCTCCGCCTGCGGCTGGCAATGCCGCACCAAAAACCCCGCCACCGGCTGTGCCGATAGCGGCGTTGGTCAATCTGTTTTCTAAAGTGTCCCGACCTGATCCAAAACCAGCAACTCCGCCGATGCCAGCACCACTAAGCGCGCCAGCCTTAATTGCTCCCATTGTGCCACGCGCCGCCGCACCAAGCGCCGCACGTCCAGCGCCAGCATAACCAGTCAGCAAACCGCCACCAAGCTCCATAGCGAGAGCTTTGCCGAAGTTGTCTTTGCGATAGTCGTCCATTTCGCCTCTGATCCGGTTTACAGCGTCACTGTAGGACTCGTCAGAGAATGCGGACGTCAGGCCAGCTTCGATTTCATCACCAAAGCCAAGCGCCAAACCCTGCCCCAAAGCAAAGCGTCCAACGTCTTTGAGCGTTGTACCTTTTTCCTCTCTCTTTGCTGGGTTTCTTGACGAGACTCCAAGATCGCGCTCAATGCGGCGGATCACCCTTTGTTGGCCTGCGGCATCCAGATCATTGAAGGTATCGTCAACTTTGACCTTTTTGCCGCCGATGTTGAGTGTGGTTGCCATTAGTCATCATCCTCCACAATCGAGTAACCGACACCATCGGCTGTTGCTCCGGCTCCGAAATCATAGGGGTCTAGTTTTTTCTCTTTGCGACGGTTTTGAATTTTTGCCTGATAACGTTTGATGGTGCGCTGTTGCACCTCACGCAATTTCTCCATCGCCTGCCTTACAGACTCAGTGTCGTTCCGGTCTTTTGCATCGACAATTTCTTTAATTGCACGTTTCGCATCACCGTCAGTCTGAACACCCTTTGCCATCCGGAGAAGCTCATTGCTTAATCTCTGGATATATGTGTCGAACCGTCGGCTGTTTCTGGCCTCCGCTTTTGCGCTATCAGACAGAAATGGGTTGAGACCCAATGTTGCGTCACCCATTGAGTCGAATGCGCCAAACTCAAGGTCAACATCACCAGTCTCAGGGTCAGGCGTCATCATATCCAAAAACTCGTCCGTATCAGACAAAAGGTCGGTGGTTGCATAGATGTTATCTAGCTCCTCAGTCTGGGCTTCTATCTGCTTGTCAGACAAATTGATGTTCTTAGTTTGCTTCCTGATAGCCTGCTCTTTTAGGAAATCGGTAACTTCAGTGTTCTGGACAATTTTGCTTTCACCAGTGACCGGATCAGTTACGCGAGTAAACGCACCATTAGCATAATCGGTCATGATAGGGCGCTTCGCCGCCGCTTCCATCTGGGCGGCTTGAGCTTCTTTATATCGGTCGGTTATCGCTTGGCTTGCCCTAGCCTGCTCCGCCGCATTTTCAGCGTCATATGCGCCCATCCCTGCAGAGTACGCTCGTGCAAGGGACTGGCCTAGTGATGGCGCTGGCTGACCTTTGACAGGGCCACCTGAGTCCAAAAGCGAAGCCGCCGCAGACATGATACCACGCCCCTTAGCGCTGTTGATGTCGTCTGCAAGGAGGTTGCCTAGCAAGCCGCCCTGTGAAGCCATCTGGGTCGATTGAGGGGTGATTAAATTGGCTTTTGGCATCGCAGTAACAAAGTCCGGCGCGCCCATAGGGGCGGGGGCTGGCTTTGGAAAGTTCTGCATCTGTGGTTTGCTTTGAGGCATGACTGATGGCATCGGCATCGTTGGCGTTGCCATCATTGGCCTACCCTGCGGTGATGATGCGGCTCCGGCTGGCATTGTCAGCGGTGTAAAACCTAACATAGCCGCCTGAGACGGTTTCCTGCGTGGTAAAACTCTTGGCATATATGGGTTCGCTGGTGTCGGTAGGCCCATGAAAGCTGATATATCTAGTGCCATTATTGCCTCCTTACAACAGACCCAAAAGGCCACCGCCAATCGCGCCGTACATTGGGTTAAAACCGGCGGCGCTTGCTAGTTGCGCGCCACCTAATGCACCGCCCAGAGCAGACGAGGCTGAGTTTTTATAGACAGGCTCAACGGTGTTACTTCCAACAGTGCCGCCACCAACAAGCGCCATGTAATCTTTGAGGTTTTGCATCGGCTGATTTTGCTCAAAGTTGAACCGATTGATGTTATCTTGCAGTTCAGCCTGCGCCAGACCCTCTCTGGCCTCGCCCACGCCTGTAAGGAGTTTTTCATCCATAAGAGCCGCTTGGGGCGCTTGAGCCAGTGCGTCTTGCTGTGCTTTATAAGCCATCGGTGCAAGGGCTGATGCCAGAGCTTGCTGGTTTGCCCCTGAGCCATATCTGCCAGACTTGGCAAACTGGCTTGTCACCTGATCAATCGCAGGCTTAAAGGCGGCTGAAAGGAGGGGGTTTGTCCCCATCAGGTTTTGCTGGACAATCCCCTGCGCTTGCGCCGTCATGCTGTTAGGGTCTAGCGCCTCGTTCTTGATACCTTCCAGCGCCATCTCTGTTTCAGGCGAAAACCCAACAACAGTAGACTCTGGGTAGTAGTTTGGCTTGCCATCCTTATACAGATTTTTTGCCTCGCTAAGACCAAACTCTAAGAATGGTTTTGCATATGATGGTGGCTCAACCTGTGTGTTGACAGTTTGTGAACCGCCTCCGCCTCCGCCTTTGCTCATGTTAGATATCCTTTACCATTATAGTAGATGTAGGCTTGTAGCCATTGAGAGCGCGAACCCAACCTTTGCGCCCGAAGATTTCAACACCCTGACAGCCCCATTGCTCAGACCATTTTATGATCTTGGGTTCTGCCTCAGTCAGTGTTTCTAGATTTCCGCCAGCCAGCCAAAACCGAAGAACGGTCTTTTTTGGGTACCGGATTATTTCAGTGACAATCGCCGCATCATCGAAAGCCCAGAATTGAGCCTCGCCTGATAAAACGATTTTTAGGACATCATCCAGATCATGAGTCCCATGTGCGTGGGCAAGGGCGGCTTCTATATACTCGCCGCACCGTTTCCACTCATCCAATGACGATGTATTCAAATGTCCGATCCGTCTGCGTGTTAGAAGCATGAGTGATCGTGAAAGTCTGCTTGCTTCGACTGGATACATAAAAACCTCCAGCCGCCTGCTCTGCCGCCGCATTTGATGTGGTAGGCATGAATAAAATCACACTGTCCGAACCAGCCCTGTTTTCTGTGACCACAGTCGAAGTCGCGCTTGCAGTCAAAGTGACGCTACCTGTCGCGTTGAGTTTCCCCTCTAAAATCTGGTTAACAACGAGAGCGATCTCGCGCCCATCTTCGGCGACAGCCGGAAGCCGTCTGTAATTAGCGTCTGCCAAGTGGTCTGCCCTCAACGTCAATGGCAAACGCCTTTTGCCAGTTATCACTCAACTCCATCTTGAACCGATGGAACCTTGCCTGCACACGATGTTCGCAAAAACCCTCGTCCGTTAACGCCGAAGCTGTGCTGTAAACAACAGGATCATCCTGCCTGTCGCGCGACCCTATTGAAACAGTGACTGAGCCAGTGCCGCTTATTTCAAACGCTGGGACGGTTCTTGTGACAACGGTGTGCCGATCCTTTGTGAGAGAAAACTCCGCAGTCTCAATCGTTGCGTTCAAAACACTGCCACTGAAGGCCTGTATCTTTGAGTTAAGCGCCCCGCCAAACAGGAAACTGCCGCCTTTATAAATCACGTCCAGCAGGCCAGTGATGGAGTCCATGTCGATGTTGATATTGTCCAGCCCCTCCATTGAAAGGCCAGTTGTGAAAAACGGTGCTATCAACTCAGCTTGAACGTGCGCTATCGACCAACGCGCAAGGACGTAATTATAAATGATGATTTTATCAGGCTCACCATCGGTCGAGTCATTTGAGACATATGACCAACAAACGATCTGATTGATTGGATCGACCGCCGCTGACATTTTGTCAGTTTTAGAATTGTCGACATCGTTCATCCACCAACGGTTCACTTTTTCTGAACCGATGGGGATTGAGGCTCTCCCATCAAAAGAAAAGAAACCGTCATCAGATATAAAGAACGTGGTCTTGCCAATGTTCGTCACTGAGTTTTTATATTTACAGCCACGAGATGTCTCGACCAGATCAATCTGGTAAATCAAAGGAGTGCCAACATACTGCGCAATCGCAATGCCACGCTCCATTAAAATCGTGGCATACTCCCCACCAACGAGTCCGGTTATCGCACCACTATCGCCGCCGAAGATGTCCTGAAAATCAGACTGGTCTGTTCCTGTAGTCCAGCTTGTTTCATCATTGATCCCCGACCAGCGTGTGCGATAGGGGATTTTCCCGCTACCTTCATCAATCGAGGCAGTCCACACCTGATCTCGCACTACAGCAATAAAGTCCGCCTTTGGCGCTGACGCACTCAAATCACTAAAAGCTGAGTCAACACCTAGCTGGTATTTTTGCAGTTCCTCTCCAGTTCCTCCTGCCACCAGCACTTTGTCTCCAAATTGGACAAAGCGCCAACGATCTGAACCGCCCAGCGCATATCCGCCAGACTTTGAGCTGTCGACCAGATTATTATTTGATGAATTGTATTTGTAGAGCTTTGAAGCGTCTCCGGCAAAAAGCGTCACCACTCCGGTGTTGTCCTTGCCAGCAAATATGCCTTTTACCGCACTACTCGCCGCATTGCTAATAGGCTCAAGGCTGTGCATTGCACGATAACCTCTCGCCATCGGTATTACGTTGTCAGCAACAGTCACGCCCTTGCTATTCAGCGCAGGCTGATCTGGCGTCCATTCACCCAATTCGATCATTGTATAAACCACACTCCAGAGGTGTCCGGCACCACTGTCCAATCTTCACCCAAAATCGCACCTGAAGCAGTTGCAGTCGCCGCTGTGTCTATCCCAGCAGACCCCTCAAAATTCAGGGTTGCATTTGGCCTGTCTGCGGTCGCTGTGGCGGTTGTAGTGACAGTTGAGCCAACATTGACCACATAGTTGAAGTCAGGCAAAGGGGAGTAGTTGATCACAGAGGTTGCGGCTGAACCAGTGAACGCCTGAATGTGCGTGATGGTTGCTGTTGCGCTTGTGTTTACAGCCGCCGCATCACTCAAAAGCCTCAAAGCAATGGCAGAGGCGGAGACAGCCCCAGCCGTTGTCGCAGACGCTGTAAAGCCCTTCATATGTGTCGCACTCGCAGAAAATGTCACCGCTGTTGCCGCAGAGCCTGAAAAGGCTTTTGCCTTTGTTGGCTCATCAGCTTGAGCAGTTGCAGATGTTGCCGCCGATCCTGTGGCCTGATGAACCACAAGGGCATCTAGAGCGTCCATCGTCCCATAGGAATTGATGGCGTCTAGGTTGCCCCATGCGCTCAGTTCATCCAGAGTTGCCATATAATTTAGGCCGCAGTCAGAGTCAGCGATGATGAGGCGACTTTTAAGATGTCACCCACAGCAATCGTTTTGGCTGTGTCAAACGAACCATGGAAAAGCTGATTGCCGCCTGTTGATGCGTCATAGATAGCCCAATGAGAAACGCTACCCCAGCTTGAGCCAGTCGCCGCTGGAAACTCGACAGCCGCATTGTTTGAAATAGACCCGCTTGCCGCAGATGCGAATGTGATGGCTTGACGCGTATAGCCATTGCCAGAGAGTTCTGTGCCTGAGTCATCGTCATTCATTGAGCCTGTCGAGAGGCCAAGATAGATGGCAGATGGGGCAGTTGTTGATGTTGTGCCAGTAAAATGATCCAAAAAGGCATTTTCTAGATAATCGCTCATAGCGCTCATAGCTTATACTCCAGAGTTTTGTTGTTGATAGATAGACTGAATTCTGAGACTCCCAGAACCATACTGAGAACGATCCTCGTCACGTTTTACTTCTTCAATGGCTCTAGAAAATTTCTGGTCATAGACCTGCGCCCTCTGCTCATCCATCAAATAGGTATAGGCCTCAACAAGCGCACCCGATAAATAGCAGTCGGGGTGACGAGACAGGATATTGTTGGTCGACACTGTCGCAGATAAAGACTGGATGTCGCCGACATAGACAATCTCAGCCTCATATGCGCTGTCCGGCACAGGACGCAATTTCAACTCATCCCCGATGATGCTGAAGGCCTCCGGCTTGCCATGTCCGGTCGATGAATGGTCGGTGTCCATTTGCGATGGGGACTTATACTGCAGAACCGTCAAAGGCGATGTGTTCAGTTTGACTTCCCTGATTTCGCGCATATCGACAGGGAGCGATATATACTCATTGCCAGCCGTCAGTGTTGCCTTCGCTCTTTTTTCTTGGGAGCGTGTCTCAAGCTCACGAGACATACGCGCCTCTGCCAGTTTAATAAAATCTGGGATTTGTTGCCCCAAGTCCGTCCTAGCGAGAAAATTTGCGATGGCGGTCTGAAGGTCTGCGTAGGTGGAAATCGCCACTAGATATGTCCTCCGCCTGTCCTAAAAAATCGGTTATCATAATCATTGAGCCATTTGCGCCACTCTTTCGGGTTGTCTTTTGGCTCACCAAATTTTTCTTTTAATTGCATATAAAGCGCCGCCGGAACGTCAGCGACCTGTTGCCAATGTTTCTGCGTGTTGCCCAGAAGGTTGCCTTTCTGCCACGCATCTCTTTGCGCCTTGTTGCGCTCCAATACCTGCTTGACGTGTTGCTTCTGCTCAATAGTCCAGCCGCCATCAGGGTTTTCATGTAGCCACACCTCAGTCCCTCTTGAGATGTCTTTATTGATTAATCTTTTGTCCATATGCCCCTCAAATAAGAAAAGGGGGCTAAAAGCCCCCCTTTCAGGTTTGTTATGTAGAACGTTTATGAACCGTCCAAATCGAGGATCATGCCATGGGCTTTTGGTGCCTTAACGACAGTCGCCCATTCAGTCACAATCTGGATTTTCTCAGCGTCACCTGTGGCACCGATTTCGTTCTCTGCGAAGTTGCGACCAGCGATGGTTGACAACTCTACATAGTTTGGATCGATGACGAACAGGCGGTCGTTGCCCATAAATCTGGAAGGCGTAATCGACAATTGCCCGAAGTCATTGAGGTAGACACTCACAGAACCTACAAAGGCGGGTGCAGTTGAGGCTGTGGTGTTCACTTGGTTTGTTACCAAGTTTGTGCCTGCCTGAGCCAAATCGGAGATATTGCTACGATTGACCGCTGAACATACCAAAAGTTCTGGTGAACCTCCGTCTTGCCATGCGTCCTGTACAGCATCGTCTATCAATGCAAGGGTCAAGGCACGATCTGTACCGTTAGTAGGCGTATCTGTGCCGTCACCAGTTGCGAATGCACCTGATGCGCCCACAGAACCATTTGTGATCCATGAAGTCAAAGATGCTGACTGGCGAGTACCTGAAGCAACACGAGCCTGATCGGTGTTACCAATCATGTGTTCGATGTCGCGTCTTAGCTCTAAGCCTTTTAACACTTTCTGATAAGCGACCTCACGATCACGACCTGCTTTTGCCACTGCATCCAAGGTTTTAGAGATAATTACGCCCTTTTGTGCGATGGCGTGGTAGTTGCCAAGACGTGCGGTGGCTGTTACGCCAGTGTCCGCCATATCCGCCCCTTCTGCGACCGCATTGACGGCGGCAGTTGAAAGTTCTTGAACTTGCCACTCGACAAAAACACCATTGCTGGTGGTCTTAGACATGGTTGAAAAAATGGGTGTCTCGTCTGAGTCCACTTTATAAATTACGTCGGCTAAAAGCTCCTTCTCGCCGACAGCAGTTGCTGTAGTAAATGTGGCCATAATCGGCCTCCTTTCATTAACCTAAGAGTAAATCAACGGCGGCATTAATGCTCCGTTCCTGTCCAAGGCGCTGAGACAATTGTCGTCTGCGCCTCGTTTGACTTTCGCCCTTAGAGCGTGGAGTACCAGCTTTTGCCATTTTCGGTGCTTTGCGCACCTTCTTCTTTGCGGCATCTGTCTGCTTGTTCAGCTTAGACAATCGCCACGAGTCATAGAGCGCTCTCACCGCACGATGGTCAGATGCGACCTGTATTTCTTCGGGGGTGTAGCCCAGAGTCTTGGCGTAGGCGATGACCTCTTTGCGCTCATCCATCATCGTCTTTTCATCACGCCATGCCGGAATTGCGTCCAGCATCTTCTCTTTCTCTTTGACCAAATGTTCCTGAAATGCGACCTGACGTTCAGCGGCTTGTTGTTGCCGGATGCTGTGATTTTGCTCTTCAACAGCCTGAAGTGTTGCCTTGTTGTCATTCCAGATTTGAACGGCTCTGGTGTAGTCCTTCGCGTCTAACTCGTCATACAATCTGTCCCAATCAGGCTCTTTCGCCGTTACGGACTGCAGATGGTTTCTGAGTAGCTCTAGTCCCTGCCCATACTCGTCTCGCTTTTGACGTGCATCAGCGATCTCCGCTTCAGCCGCTTTGTTCTTTTCAGCGAGTTCTTGCATACGCTTCGTGAACGTTCCCTGCATCATGAACCCAGACTTCAGAGTATCAAGGTCTACCTCCATCGTCTTACCGTCCACCTTGACGGTATACAATTCAGGCTCCTCTTCCTCTTCATCTTCGGCTTCATCATCAGAGTCGTCTGCCTCGTCATCTTCTTCGGCATCGAAATCATCGTCCTCAGCTTCGACATCACCTGTCTCTGCATCAGCTTCAATTTCGGCCTCATCGGTTTCGGAGGGTTGAGCTTGATCTTCGTCAAGCTCTGCCGCCGCAGTCTCCTCTTGGTTATCCGCCGGAGGCGGGTCTAGGAGTTGCGACACTGCATCATTAAAACTAAAATCATTTGAGGCGCTGGTTTCCTGCGTGGAATTGTCAGCCATGTTTATCACCTATTTTTCTGTTGTTGCTCCAAGTTCATCTTTGCAATCTTGCCATCAACGATGACGCTGGCGATTTGTTGCCGGATCGCGTCAAGGGCTGTGCAAAGACTGTAAATGCGCTCACGAGCCTCAGTGTCATTTACTGAGGTTGCTCTCCAAGTGCGCATAAATTCATCATCGAGCTTTTCAAAGACCTCTCGCAAAAGAGGGTCGTTCAGCAACCGTTCAGCGTGAGCCGCACGTTCTTGCTGGGTTCTTAATTTCTCTTCGCTCATGTAAGAAGCCCACTATTCGGTGTGGGTACAAAACCTGTTATGTCCATCTTCTTCTTGTAGATGGCAGGGTTGTAAGCGAAGGTATCAATGAAAGCGTTGTTCATATTTGTGAAACGCTGTGGGTCTGGATCAAACTGGCTTGGATTGTCCAAGATGGTCGGACGATAATATTTCAGCGAGTCATCGCCAAAGTTGCCACCAGTATTGGTGTCACCATCCGATGATCCTGTGTCTAAGCGACAAGCCTGCAAGTCATCATCAAAAATATAGCCATCGGCGCAAACGCCTGTCAGCGGGTTTGGCTCAGTAATTTGTGGCCTTTCACCGCCGCCCTCTTCAGACCCTAAATTGACGTCATTAGGGTCGCGCCCAAACTGTAAGTTACCATTATCATCAGAAATGCCGACCACATTTCCAAAAGAGTCAGTGATAGCGTTCTGTTGAGCCGCAACAAGGTCGCTGACTGATGGGTTAAAATCATCAAGCCCATAATCATCGAAGCCAAATGCTTGAGACATACTCAAGTCTTTACCCAAAAGCCCCATCGTCAGATTCGAAATGTTTTGTTGTGCGATTTTGGAAAGCATACTTGGCAACTTTGAAACTACTTTTTGGCGCTTGGACAGGTCATAAAGTTGCTTATTTAGGTCTTGTAAAGCCTGTATGTCTTTGGATCGGCTGTTTGCAACGGCTTGCGCGAACTCATTGCCATCAGAGAGCGCCGCATCAATAGCCTGATCTTGTGACATTCCAGCGTAACTATCGTCGCCGAATTGCGCTTGAGACTGGCCCGGCGATATGCCCAAATCATTGTAGCCTTTAGCACCGGTGGCATTGCCGACCCCACCGCCCATGCTGCGACCGCCAGCGGTGTCGCTGTTATTGCCTCCAGTACCAGACCAGCCGCCGCCCATATTGGCATCTGCAAAAGCCGGTACGCCATTAACCATTTCGCCGGTGCCGCCAAGCGACATTAGCAAGCCTTCTTCGGCGTCATTAATGTATGCCAGTTTGTGCGGCTGGCCTCTGATTGTGGTTTTTTTGGGCGCTGTGATTTTGTTTTTCATCATTACACTCTTGGCAAGTTGGTGCTGATCTCTGCGTCAGTCATGGCCTTTGCCGCCCGAAGCTGGCTCTCAAGAGACAACTCATCACGCCGCATAAGCAGTTCAGCTTCCTGCTTTTCGCGCATAAGCTGTATTTCAGCCGCCGCCTTTTCTCTGCGTAGTTGGATGTCGGCTTCTGCTTTTTGCTGGGCGATTTGAATGTCGGCTTGGGCTTTTTGTTGCTCTAGCTGAAGCATCTGCATTTGCGGGTTAGGCTGTTGCTGTTGCTGGGCGGCTTGAGCTTTCTTTTGCTCGACCATCTGTGAGACCATTTGTGGGTCGTTAAAGAATTTCCCACTATCCTTAAAACCGCCAATCTCAGCAATTTCGCGCAATGTCGAGGCATATTGCTGGAGGCTACAAAGTGGGTTGTCTGCGCCCAGCGTTTTTAGGATTTCTTCCTGCTTTGAAGCGATCTGCGTTAAAAACGCGATTTTTTGCTCATCATCGGCAGTCCCCAGCCCAACATTTACAACGATGTCAAACTGGCTTTGCCACTCGCGTGGGTCGATAGGCACAAACTTATTACGCAGGCGAATAATCCGCTTCTCCTGCGAGTATTTGGTCGAAAGCAGTAAAATGCCTCTGAACAAGTCCTTCATGCCGCCTTCGGCAATATTGCGACAGAACGACTCAATCTTTTGGCCTGCGCCCTTGACAGTTGCCGCAACCGCAGAGGCGGTCGTGCTTTGTAGTGCGTTGGGGTCAAGCCCAGCCGATGCCGCCGAAATACCTGTCCGGTTGCTTTTGACCTCGTCCATAAACTTGAGCAAAGGCATGACTTCGCCGCCGACACCCTGTCCAGTCAATGTCTGAACCGCACCAGCGTTGCGAGTCCTGATAATTCCACCAGCAGTCCCATCCAGCAAATCATCTAAATTCACCTGACCTTCGACCGCTACCGTTCTTGGATTCACGCTCAAATATGTGGCATCCAAATACTGCCGCATCAAAACAGATTTGATCTGTTGCACGTCTTTTGTCAGATCGAAAATTGACCGCCCAATAAGACGGTGCGGCATATTGATCGGGCTGATGACCGCAAAAGGAATGTGGTCGGTCACTTCGTTTTCAAGAACGTGAGCGCCCATGTCACCAATTGATAAAATGCGGCGGCGCTCTGCAATACCATCGCCATCCGCATCCATCAGGATCACGCTGTCAAAGACTGCGACCTCCTGCTGGCTTTCATCAGCAGGCATGGTATCGGAGCCGGAGCCAATATCGCCAAAACGGACATCACGCTCTTCTTCCAACTCAACTCTTGTCGAGCCAACGTGTTCTCTGATCTCGTCCTCGTCATAGCCCATCGAAATCAACTCGCTGACCGTCATGGTCGTGCGATGGCAGACGAAACGAGCATCATCTAGAGATTTGGCTCTGCGATTAAATAAAAATTCTTCTGGCGGCACGTTTTCAATTTTAATCCGGCCTGATTTGCGGGTGACCTTGACCTTCATGTCAAAGCTCTCCGCCGCCGCAACTTCTGAACCGTCCGGCATCATAACGTTGGTGACGTTGGTGGATTGCTCAACAACCTCGACATCGGGGTTGTTCAGGATCAGCGCCAGTTCCGCATCGTTGAGGTTTTCGTAGGTTTCTTCCTCAACTGTGGTCGTGTCGTCATAGTAAAACTTTACGACCCCCAATTTGAACAAAAGAGAGTCTCTGATCCATGTGTCAATAATACGGTAGCCATCGTTGTCATGCGCGATGACATAGTTCACATAGTCGCTGGCTTGTTCAGCCGCCTCAGCGTCCTCGCCAGAGCGTGGGCTAAAGCGCACATATTTGTCCGACCCGCAAAAAACTCGCATAAGAGACGGCATAATTTGTTCGATGACATCCGACACAGTGGTGTCAACGACCTGTGATTTGCCCTCGATTTCATTCCCAAAAGGCTCCGCCAAATAGTAGTCGAGCGCCTTTATCCGGTCGGATGAATACTCATTATCGTAATTGTCGAGGCTGTCCGATATCTCACGTGAGACAATCAGGCCGATTTCCTCATCATCTAACTTTTTATTTGCCATTTACTTTCCTCGCGCGTTTTGGCTTTTTAAGCGCCTCAACGTCACACCGATCATTTGAGCGACAAAACTTAGGCGTCACACATCCAACGCAGAGCTTCATCTCTGGCTTTGCTGGCTCTTGAGGTTTTTGGGGGCGGCGTAGGGTGCGGACAATCATTTAGAACAGTGCTTGCCCGAAACGAGACGAATGCCCTTAGTTTTTCCGCCGCCTTTTTTCTTACCGTATCCCATCACTTCACCTTCCGTTTTTTGGTTTTCTTTGGCTCTGAAGTCATGCCGTAGCCATCGGTCGTCAAAACGCGAACAGGCTCAGGCTTTGCCAGCACTATTTCCTCTGAGGGGTTACGCCCTTCAAAACACTTTTCCCTTGCCAAGCATCTCGCTGGCTTCGGGCATTGATCACAAACTTGCATTTTCATGCCTTTCTTTTTTTGCGTCACCATTTCTCACGATTTGACCAGTAGGCCGCAGACATCTTGCCTTTTGCGATATTTGCGGCGTGACGCGCCTTAAATGATTTCCGGCGATTTCTCGCCGCTTCGCTCTCACCCTTCTTTTTCGGAGAACCCGACACACCCTGCTGACCGAAGCGAATAGTTTTGATTTTGTCGCCCTCTTTTGCCACCACAACATGGCTTTTGGTCGGATGGCTGGGGGTTCTTTTCGGCTTGTTGTACCCCTCAAGCCCCAACCTTGTCAGACGTGGGTCTTTTTTCTTCGACATTTTGCATAAATCTCTGTTTTTAAACGATTTTATTGCTTTTTATAATTTACTATAGGGTAACTCCATGGCTTA